GAAGCTGATGCAGGTGCTGGCTCTCAGAATATAGCGCAGGATGATCTTGCGTTACCTTTTCTGAAAGTCTTAGGACAATTATCTCCAGAAATTAATAAACAGAACGCCAAGTTTATTAGTGGAGCAGAACCTGGAATGATTGTAAACAGTGTAACCAAAGAACTTTATGATGGAACTAAAGGTATAGAAGTTATACCTGTCCATTATGAGAGACACTATGTCGAATGGCAAGACAGAGGTCAATCTGGAAACGCTCCTGTAGCAATCCATAAAGCAGACAGTGATATTTTGAGTACAACAACTCGAGACAAATCCTGGAAGGATAGGTTACCTAACGGTAATTATCTGGAAAACACTGCGAATCCCTTTGTGATTCTTTTGGGTAAAACTCCATCAACAGCATTGATATCTATGAAGGCTACTCAATTAAAGATTAGTCGTAAATGGAACTCAATGATGATGGGGCTTAAGCTACAAGGTAAAAATGGCTTATTCACACCACCAACATATAGCCACATTTATAATCTAAAAACAGTTCAGATGTCGAATGACAAAGGAACATGGTTTGGATGGGATGTGTCAAAAGTTGGTCCGATTTCAGATAAAGGTGTTTATGCAATTGCTAAAAATTTTGCTGAAAAAAATAGCAAAGGTTTAGTAAAAGTTAAACACGGATCTGAAGAATCAAAGAACGATTCACCATATTAATTATCTAGCGTAAGCTAGATTCCTAGGATTGGGCGTGGAAGCGAGAGTGGAAGCGCCCAAAACAAAATTATGAGTATAGAATTAATCGTCAATAATAAAATGAGCATAGAAAAATTTAAACAAATATTTAAAGGATTAGAACGTGCTCATGGCTGCACTAAAATAAATGCTCCAACAGAAAACGGAATTAAAGTAAAAGGTCAATCTTTTGTAGTAAGACAAGCTGTAACAGATGATCTTTGGTTCAAACATTTAAAAGGTGTGCAAAGTTTAGGAATTATTCCTATTAATGATGATAACGAATGTATATGGGGATGTGTAGATATTGATTCCTATGCAGGGTTTGACCACAAAAAATTAATTGAACAAATTAAACAATTAAAACTACCTTTAATTGTGTGCCGCTCTAAGAGTGGGGGCGCCCACGTCTTTCTCTTTACCACGGAACCGGTTTCAGCAGAAAGAATGAGAGACAAACTTACAGAGATAAAAACAGCATTAGGTTACGGGGGATCAGAGGTTTTTCCAAAACAAATAAAATTAAAATCACAAGATGATACAGGAAATTTTTTAAATTTACCATACTTTAATGGTGACAATACAACAAGATATGCCTTTCTTTCTAATGGTGAAGCTGCTAACTTAATTAGCTTTTATACAGAGTACGATAAAAATAAACAAACTGCGGAACAATTTAAAAAAATAAAAATCGAAAGACCTAAATCAGACTATGATGATGCGCCACCCTGCATAGAATTAATGGCTATGAACAAAGTTCTTGAAGGAGACAAGGGCGGAGGCAGGGATAATGCTCTTTTTCATTATGTAGTTTATGCCAAAAAGAAATGGCCAAGTGAATGGAAAACACAGGTAACTTTATTTAATGCTACATCGTGTCAACCTCCGTATGAAGAAGCAGGTGTTGCAAGAATAATATCTCAGCATGAAAAAAAAGAATGGGGTTACAAATGTAATGATACTCCGATGTGCAATCTCTGTGATAAAAAATTATGTAGAAGTAGAAAGTTTGGAATAGGGGATGAAATTGTATTCCCAGCATTAACAGATTTACAAAAAATTAAATTAGAAAAACCATATTATTATCTTAATGTGGATGGAGAAAGATTACATTTAGAAAATGTTAAATTTTTAAAACAGCAAAGTTTATTTCAAGAAGCATGTATGGAACAGCTAGACTTTAAACCCCCAACCGTTAAACCTAAAGACTGGGACATGATTATCAATCCACTAATGAAAAACCACGAACCTGTGGAGCCACCGGAAGGAGTGACAACTGCGGATCAATTAAAAAATCATTTAGAAGAGTTTTGTTTAAACAGACACATAGGTTCAGATGCTAGTGATCTTAAAAGAGGAGGAGTGTGGTCTAGCGGAGGATATCATCATTTTGTTTTTAGTATGTTTTATAGTAAATTTTTAATTAGACAGCGATGGGAAATAAATTATCAACGTACCGCACAAATGTTAAAGGATCATTGTAATTGTGATGATAAAAAAAGAGTGGGGAAAGAAAGAATTTCAGTTTTTACAGTAAAAGAATTCGACAAGAAAAAAGAAAATTATCAACAAAAAGAATTAAAACCTAAGGATGTATTTTAATGAGTACTGATTTTTTATTTTTAGTTGCATTAACAGCTTATTTTATAACGCGATTAACTTTAGGAACATGAAAACAATAGTTTTAGGACCACCCGGTACAGGAAAAACAACTACATTATTAAATAAAGTTGATAGTTATTTAAAAAAAACAGATCCCACTAAAATTGGTTATTTTGCTTTTACACAAAAAGCTGCGAATCATGCCAAAGACGAGGCCATTAAAAAATTTAATTTAACCGAAGACGACCTTCCTTATTTCAGAACCATACATTCACTAGCCTTTAGAAAATTAGGACTTAAAAAAGATCAAGTTATGCAATCAAGTCATTATAAAGATCTTGGAAAAAAGATTGGATTTCCAGTCTCGTATGCATCCCATCAAGAAGATCATGGTGTATTTACTTCTGATAGTGAGTATCTCCAAATAATTCAACTTGCTCAACTTAGAAATATTACACCCGAACAACAATATAATAGAAAAGAACATACTCAGGATTTAGAATTGGATAAATTAAATATTATTTCTAATGAACTGCGGAGATATAAAAAAGAATATAACTTAATTGATTATAATGACATGATTTCAAATTTTATAAAATCAGATTTATCTCCTGAGTTTGATGTAGTATTTATAGATGAAGCTCAAGATTTATCTCCTATGCAATGGGATATGGCAAAATCTATTTGGAAAAAAACTGAAGATTCTTTTATTGCGGGAGACGATGACCAGGCTATCTTTAAATGGGCTGGGGCTGATGTAGATTCTTTTATCGCTCTTCAAGATCAAATGATTAATCATCCATTAACACAATCACATCGAGTGCCTATTCAAGTGCATCAAATGGCAATGGGAATTATAAATAGAATTAAACATAGAATTAATAAAACATGGAAACCTAAAACTAACGAGGGAAGTTTGCACAGACATTTTGAAGTTGATTCAGTGGATATGTCTTCTGGCGAATGGTTAATCTTAGCTCGAACTAAACACATGCTTCAAGATATCGAGGATGTTTTATATCGTAAAGGATTATATTATAAAACTAAACATAAACGTAATTACGAAAAAGATATTCAAGAAGCTGCTATCAACTGGGAACATTTAAGACAGGGGCAGCCTTTAACCTATAAACAAATAGAAAAAATTTATGGATATATGTCTCCTAATCATGGCGATAAAACTTCGCTTAATGGAATGACAAAAGGATCCTTTTACAACATCGACCAATTAACAAAAGATTTTGGGTTGCATACTAAAAAAGTTTGGTATGAAGCTTTTGATGATGCTGGATCAAGACGTATAGATTATTTAAGAAAAATGCGAGCCAATGGTGAACAATTAAATAAAACACCTCGAATTGAACTTTCTACTATTCACGCCGCTAAAGGAGGAGAATCTCAGAACGTAGTTCTTCTTACCGATCTTACTAAAACAACACTTGATGGCTACGAAAAAAATCCAGATGATGAAAATCGTTTGTTTTATGTAGGAGCAACACGAACGAAAGAAAACTTACACATTATAGAACCCAAACAATATAACAAAGGATTTAATATATGAGTGCATACAATAAACAAATAGGAGGATCCCACTACCAAAAAATGAAAATTCAGCCAAGCAAGTTTGTAATTGAGAACGAATTGCTTTTTCCGGAAGGAAATGTTATTAAATATGTCTGTCGACACCCATACAAGAACGGAAAGGAAGATTTAGAAAAAGCGATACATTTTATTGAAATGATAATTGAAAGAGATTACAAATTAATACCCATGACAGAAGAAGAAGAATACCGCAACGCTGGTATTACTAAAGAAGAAGCAGAAAGAACTAGCCCGATAAACAAATCTAGAGAAACAATTAAACCACCCGAAACCTCTCATGCAGAATGGATTAAGGGATATAAACAATGGAAGAAAGGATGTCCTCATAATTAATGCGGATAAAAAAAATGAATGACATTAAAAGAACCTGGTCGAATTGGAACTATTTACGAACATGTAGCCATCAACGAATTTTTAAAGAAAGGTTTTCTTGTATTTAAAAATGTAATGCAACAAGGACCGGCAGACATCGTTGTTGTTTCTCCAGAAGGTGAAATTGAACTACTTGATGTTAAAAAAAGATCTGTAAGAAAAAGAGATGGCCTGGCCATTCATCGATCCTTAACTACAGTTCAAAAAAAATTAAATATTAAATTATATTATGTTGATGACGATCATCCTGGTCATTATCACCCACCGAAAGGAATTAAATAATGCAATTACCTCTTTTTAAACCTCAAACCGAATGGTTACCACCGGAAGACTTTCCCGATCTATCTAAGTATGATGAAATTTCAATTGACTTGGAAACAAAAGATCCCAATTTAAATATAAGAAGAGGATCTGGTTCAATCATTGGAGTAGGAGAAATTGTAGGAGTAGCTGTCGCTGTTAAAGATTGGTGTGGGTATTACCCGATTGCCCATGAAGGCGGTGGTAATATGGATCGTAAAAAAGTATTGAAATGGTTTCAAGCTGTATTAAATACATCAGCCATAAAAATATTTCATAACGCCATGTACGACGTCTGTTGGATTAGGGCCCTCGGTTTAAGTATTAACGGTAAAATAGTCGACACCATGATTGCATCGGCTTTGGTTGATGAAAATCAAATGCGTTATGACCTAAACAACTGTAGTAGAAGATACACGGGAAAAGGAAAAAATGAAACAGAATTATATGAAGCTGCGAAAAGTTGGGGAGTTGATCCCAAGGCAGAAATGTATAAACTACCTGCGCTTTATGTAGGCGCTTACGCAGAAAAAGATGCTGAAATAACTTTAGAACTTTGGCAAGAACTTAAAAAAGAAATCTATCATCAAGATCTTAGTGCCATCATGGATATGGAAACTGAATTGTTTCCCTGTTTAATTGATATGAAATTTAAAGGGGTTTGCGTGGACGTCGCAGCAGCGCATCAATTAAAGAAAGAATTAATTGCCCAAGAAGAAGCATCCCTACAAATAGTAAAAAAAGAAACAGGCATAGATACCCAAATATGGGCGGCACGATCCATTGCACAAGTTTTCGATAAGCTACACTTAGATTACGACCGAACCGATAAAACATCTGCACCTTCCTTTACTAAAAATTTTTTATCAAATCACCCGCATCCACTTGTAAAACATATTGCCAAAGCACGTGAAATTAATAAAGCTCATACCACGTTTATTGATACCATTATTAAACATTCACACAAAGGAAGAATTCATGCTGAAATTAATCAACTGCGAGGAGATAATGGCGGAACGGTAACGGGACGATTTTCGTATTCCAATCCAAACCTCCAGCAAATACCTGCACGGAACAAGGATCTCGGACCACGGATAAGGTCGTTATTTATACCGGAGAAGGGCCATACGTGGGGTTGTTTTGACTATTCTCAGCAAGAGCCTAGGTTGGTCGTGCATTATGCAACTTTACAAAATCTTTATGGAGTAGAAGAAGTATTAGAAGCTTATCGTGGAGGCGATGCAGATTTTCATAATATCGTTGCTGATATGGCCGAGATTCCTCGATCACAGGCTAAGACTATAAATCTAGGTCTATTCTACGGCATGGGTAAAAATAAACTACAAGCGGAACTTGGAGTCAGTAAAGAGAAAGCTGAAGAATTATTTAAAAAATATCATAATAAAGTTCCATTTGTAAAACAACTTATGGATAATGTAATGCAACGTGCCCAGGACTCTGGAAGAATAAGAACATTGCTGGGTAGACTGTGTCGTTTTCCTTTATGGGAACCTAATTCATTCGGGATCCATAAAGCGTTGTCACATGAATTAGCACTCGCGGAACACGGACCAGGGATCAAACGAGCTTACACTTATAAAGCTTTGAATAAATTGATTCAAGGCTCTGCTGCGGACATGACAAAAAAAGCAATGATTGAACTACATAAAGCCGGTATTATACCGCATATTCAAGTTCATGATGAATTAGACATATCAGTGTCTTCACCTCAACACGCCCAGGATATAAAACAAATTATGGAAGAGGCGGTTAGCCTTGAAGTTCCTAACAAAGTAGACTATGAATCAGGTAAAAATTGGGGAGATATATACGACAAATAGGAGGAAACATGAATATATTAGATCAAGTAGAACACCTATGGACAGATCACAAAAAATTAGTGATTGCTGCAGTAGTAATTA